GTCCAAAGGTAGCCCGAATTTCGCACACACAGTTAGCACAACGCGATGTAAGTACATATAGGAGTTGAGATTGGACCGACGTGATTATCAGAAGGGCACGATGGCCGAGCGGCGAAAGCTGACCGGCAATGTTCCGCACCGCCCTTGCAAGAATCCCGCACGACGCGAGGCGTGCCTAGCAGATCAACGGCTTTTCTTGAAGACGTACTTCGCCGAGAAGTTCGTCAACCCGTGGACGATGATCCAAGTCGAGATGCTTGACGCGGTAGAGCGGTGCTCGGGCAGTGGAGGTGATCAGGCAATGGCCGGGCCGCGTGGTTGTGCCAAGACGACCTGCACCGAGGGAGCGATCATCTTCGGAATCTTCAAGGGCACGATCAAGTTTGCTTTGATCCTCACTGCCACCGGCCCGGACTCGGGGCGGATTCTTGACAATGTAAAATTTGCCGTTGAGTCATCCGATGAACTGCGGGCCGACTTCCCGGCTGAGTGCGATTGCATCCGGGCTTTGGAAGGCGCCCCGCAGCGTGGCAACACCCAAACTTTTGGCCCGGACTTCATTAAGACGAACATCGAATGGTCGGCCGACCGGGTTGTGATGCCGACGATTGCCGGCTCGCCTTGCTCGGGAGCCGTGATCTTGTGCCGTGGCATCGACGGGTCGATTCGGGGCCTGAATGTTTACGGCAAGCGGCCGGACTTCGTTTTGATGGACGACATCGACACGCGGGAAAGCGCTGACAGTCCTTACCAGACCGAGAAACGGGAGAAGGCTATCGAGCGGGATGTTGCCGGCTTGGCTGGTCCGGGGAAGAAAATCGCCAAGGTCATGCTTTGCACGCCGCAGAATCGTACCTGCCTGGCGTACAAGTATACCGATCCCAAGCAAAAGCCGTCTTGGAATGGGAAGCGGTTCAAGCTGATCGAGACGATGCCGACCAATACGGCGTTGCTGGACGAGTACATCACGCGGCGGAAGACGGCGCAAGAGGCCCACGATACCGAGGCTAAGGCGGCCAGACAGTGGTATGTCGAAAACCGAGCCGAGATTGAGGCGGGCGGCGTTGCAACGGACCCGCTGCGGTTCGTGCCGCCAGAAGTCTCGGCGATTCAGCACGCTTACAACATTATCTGTGATCGCGGTTTGCCGGCGTTCTTGTCGGAATACCAGAGCGACCCGCAAGAAGAAGACGGCCCGCAAGAGAGCGGCATCACGGCGGCGTTGGTCGCTAGCCGTGTCCATAGGTACCCGCAGAACACAACACCGCCTAATCCGACGCTCAATAAGGCGATCGACTTGGGCAAATACTGGCTGCATTGGGTCACGATTGCTCACGATTCGACGGCTGCCGGCTATGTGATCGACTATGACCAGAAGAACGTGATCGGAGTCAGCCCGGAAGATACCGTTCAGCTCTCCGAGGAGCAGGCGATTCTCGCCACGCTTTACAGCTTGCGGGATTATTGGATCGAGAATCCAGACTTCAACGAGGAAGGGGAAGTCATTTCGCCGCGTTTGATTCCTGTCGACTCGGGCTCTGGTATGCACACGTCCGCCGTTTACGAGTTCTGCCGCAAGGTGGGGATGCCGTTCGTGCCGTTCAAGGGCTTTGGTAAGGGCCGCGGCCTGTCGCCGTTCCATCTTGGCAAGCAGTCTGTCGGTCGCAAGGTCGGCGATCGCTGGGCATTGGCAAAGCAAGCAAGCGGCGTGTGGCTATATGAGTTCGATGCTGACCATTGGAAGCGGTACGTGCATCAGCGGTTCTTGACGCCGACGCTGGACGATGACGGCAATTATCGCCGTGGGTCCATGTCGCTTTGGAAGTCACCGCAGAGCCATCGGCACTCCAAGTTCGCCAGGCATATCGAAGCCGAGATTTGGATGGAGGAGTTCGTGCAAGGGAAGGGGCTGGTTGTCGGCTTCGATCGTCGGCACAAAGATAATCACTGGCTCGATGCAATGACGATGGCGTGCGCTGCGGCTTCGATGTGCGGCGTGCGAGTTGTGGGCGAAGCCCCGCGTGCTGGCGTGCGTAAGCCGATGATTGTTGGCGGCGGTTCGGTTAGGCCCGATGGTAGGAGTTGGGTATGACGGTATATCTGGTCCTGTCTGGCGATTACTACGAACAAGGCACGATTCACGGCATATTCTCAACTCGAGAGCGTGCCGAGGAGTGGATAAAAGCCAACGGTGGCGTAGCACTTGGAGCGGATATCGAGGAGTTCACCTTAGACAACGGGAAGCATGAATGAGCCGACACAATAAGCCGCCTTTTGAGCCCGTCATTCCTGAGCAAGAACAACCGATTCCTGATCTTACTTCCACAACGATCGTCACCCCGGTAGTCGAGCCTATGTTTACCACGTCTTATGACACGCACGGACCTTTGACGATGGAGATGGCGCGGCGTTGCCCGCTCTGCTGGGGAACGCGGCAAGGGACCGGCACGCAATACTCTGGCGGTCCGGGCGGCTCGCGGAAGTATTACAAGTGCGGCAAGTGCAATCACACTTGGACGGCGACGATCACCATCGAGAAGATCGTGATCGAGCATCGGCGTGTCGAACTTGAAACAAGGGGCGAGGAATGAACGAAGCGCAATGCCGCAAAATGATGGCCAGAAAATGCGGCTGCTTTCGTGATTGCGCAACTCCCGCATTGTTTTCGTTGTCACCGGCCGAGAGACAGCGAGCCGTAGATCACTCGGAATCTAAAATCAATGAGTTTGTTTCGGCATCGAAATGGGAGTTGGCTTTGAGAATGGCACTCGATCGGGAAATGATTATTACAACTGGTGAGTGCGACTGTTGCGACTTAACAAGGCACTGGGCAATTTTCAAAGGTCACAAATGAACCAACAAATAGCCGTGCCGCTTATCGGGCAAGGAAATCAGGCCGTGATGGGACTGCGATTGCAGATCGCCTCGCAGATCGTTGGTCAATTGGCCGTTGTCGACTTCTCATCCGGTCTTCGCAAAGCGACTGACGCCAACGAAGTGCTCGGAAACGACTCGGAGAAGCTGGAATTCTCTATCAACAGCGGCATGGTTGCGAGTGCTGCCGTGGCCTACGCGGACGCTCTATTGGCCGCTTTGGGCCTGATTCGGTCAGAGTAATGAGATGCGCACCTTGACGGCTCGGATTGGCCATAGCCAGTATTTCCCGCCGCGACCGTTTGGCATCCAGGTGCCTCGGTAAAGCTGCTGCCAAGGTATGCCAAATTGCTTTTCGGCGGCACGCATTACATCGGCGCGCGTGCATTCAACAGCTTTCGTGATAGTCAATTCGCCGTCTTGAATCCAAGCCCTCGTCCACCAAATGTTCTTGCTCGATGATTTGGCTTCTTTCATGCCCAAAGCCTACCACTTTTGCCGCATCCGTCAAAGCTGGTAAGCAATCAACTCACCTAATTCTCTAAATCTAGGGAATGACCTACTCAGGCAGCGCCTCAGACCGCCTTGCTGCGGTTCAACTGGCCATTGGCAATTGTCTGGCGATGCAATCGTCATCGTCTCAGGCCGGATCCGTCAACTTCGCGCAGCTCAGTGAGCTTCGCAAGATGGAGAAAGAACTTCAGATCGAAGTCGACATCGCCAGTAGCGGCTCGATGTCTTCGCTCGGCTTCCAGACGAGGCCGAGCACATGATTGGCGAAGCTATCGACCGTGCGATTGGAGTCTTTGCGCCGTACTGGGCCGCCAATCGCATGGCCGCCCGTGCCAGCCTGTCGCAGATGGAAGCCTTTACTGGTCAAGGGCAAGGCGGATACGACGCCGGCAAGATCAACCGCCTTACTCGCAACTCACAAGGTAACTCGTTCAATGAGAACGCCATTCCGCGGATGCAGATCGACCGTCTGCGCTGGGCGAGTTGGAATCTGTACAGAAACAATCCGCACGCTCGCAAGATTGTGCGGACGATTCAGTCGAAAGTCAGCGTTTTGCACCCGCAATCGCAGGCAAAAAACGACGACGGGACGCCGAATGTCGAGTTCCGGGCCGCCGCGCAACAGCTTTTAGCCGACTGGTGCAAGTGCTGCGACTACCGTGGAAAGCCCGGTTTTGGCGGTCAATCGCTCGATTCTCTAGCAAAAACAGCCCTTGCGAGCGTGATTCTGGGTGGCGAGTGCCTGTTTCGCCTGCGGCCTGTCACGGTTGACGAGCAAGAGGAATACGGCCTACCAGTCCCGTTGCAATTGCAACTGATTAGCGCCGACAGACTCTCGGAAACCATCGACAAGATCGGCACTGTTGGCTGTTTCGCCGGTATTGAAACGGATAGCGAAGGCCGCCGCACGGCCTACCACCTCGTGCCGGCATTGATTGGATTGATTGCGCCTTTAGCCGGTGCAATCGGCATGGAAACGGTTCGCGTTCCGGCCGACGAAATCTGCCATCTCTACATTTCCGAGGACATCGACCAGCTCCGCGGCGTGCCGTGGATGGCAGCCGCTCTCTCGCAAGTCCGCGACGCTGGCGATTACCAGTTCAATGAACTGAAAGCGTCCGCACTAGCGTCATGCGTCACGCTCGGCGTGCGGCGTCCGACTGGTGCCACGCAATTCGGGCTCGCGGCCGACGACGGTGGCGATCTGAGCGACACGGACGGCAACAAGCTGACCGCGATGCAGCCGGGCATGATCGTTGACCTTGGCACGGACGGTGCGCTCGAGGGCTTCAACCCGAACCGACCATCGACTAGCGCCGAAGCGTTCATCCAGCACATTTTGCGGAGCGTGGCGGCTGCATTGCCAGGCGTCAAGGCTTCGACGCTGACCGGCGATTATCGCGGCAGCAGCTTTTCCAGCGAGCGGTCAGCCGACAACGACTGCTGGCCCGAGCTTGAAGATGTTCAGGACTGGTGGGGCGAGAGCTTTTACCAGCCGATCTACGAAGCCGTCATTGAGGCGGCCATCGCCAGCGGCTACTTCGACGATTTGGGCATCACGGCCGCCGAGTTTGAGGACCGCGAAGCCGACTTTCTGGCCTGCGATTGGCAGGGTCCAGTGCCTCGTTCGATCAATCCGACCGACGACGCGGCCGGCGCGAAGCTGCGAATCGAGTCCGCCATCTCCTCAGTGCCCATTGAGTGCGCGAAAGTCGGCCTCAATTGGCGTGATGTCGTCAAGAGTCAGGCGGAATTCATCGAATACGCGACCGCACTGGGAATTCCTGAAAATCTCGTCAATCAATTTGCCGGACTCAATCCCAAGGTCGCCGTCGCGGAAGTGAAAGTCGATGGGCCGCCAACCGGACCAGATGGCACTCCGCCCGTAACAAACGGCTCGCGTTTTTCTAACGGAGCACTCAATGGCCACAACTAAGCAACGCAAAGCCGAGCCGGAATTCCTCAATTATCGCACGCTGCAAGTCCGCACCGACTCGATCAACGCCGAAGAGCGCTCCATCGAAGTCTTGCTGACCACGGAATCGCCGGTCGCAACGCCCGACTTCGAGCGCAAGGAAATGGTGCCGGAAGTTCTGCTGACCGAGGGCGCTGTCCTGCCAGGCAATCGGCAAGTGCCCTTGCTCGATTCGCACCAGCGGCAAGGGACCGGAACGCAACTCGGCTCGATTCGCAAGCTGAACAAAGACGGCGACGGCATCACTGGCCGCGCAGTTTTCAGCAGCGTCTCGGAAAAGGAATGGACGAAGGTTCGCGAGGGCCACGTCACTGATGTCTCGGCCGGCTATCAGGTCTTGGAACGGACCTACATCGGCAAAGGCAAAACAGAAACAGTATCGGGCCGCGAGTACACCGGCCCGGTTTCAGTAGTCACCAAGTGGAAGCTCCGCGAGGGAAGTATTACCCCGATCGGTGCAGACGAACAAGCAAAAATGCGGGGCTTGGAATTCCCGAGCGCCTCTCAACCAACGGAGGAATGGAAGATGAACGAGCAATTGAGGGCGTTTCTGGTCAAGCACGGCATGCCCGAAACCCTGACAGACGACGAAGCCAGCACATGGTCCGTCGAGAACCTGGCCGGCAAGTCGACGGATCTCATCGAGCCGACCCGCACGCTGCCGGTTTCCGAAGTGATTCGGGCGGGGACTACTGCGGCCGTCAATGACGAAGATCGCTTCGCCAAGCGACTTGAAGCCATCCTGGACGCCCGCGAAGCCAAGCAGATCGCATTCCGCAAGGAAGTCGATTCGCTGTGCGATCTTGCCGACGTTCCCGGAGAGCGGTCGGCCTGCTACGAACTGACCGACCTGACCAAAGTCCGCGAGCACGTCATCAACGCCAAAGCGCAGGGCCGGCAAGTCATTCCCGGACTACCGCGAGTTGAAGGTGCCGCCCGCGACAACACATTCGAGGCGTACAAGACCGCCTTCACGCTTCGCGCACTGGGCAACTGCAATGCCAAGGAAGCAACCCAACAAGAACTATTCCCCGCCGCCGAGCGATCCAAGTCGCCGGAAATCGGCAATCTGCGCTATCGCTCGATGATGGACATCGCGACCGACTGCTTGAACCTGGACGGCGTGCAGACACGCGGCATGACCCGCGAGAATATCGCCATTGCGGCCCTTGGTTTCTTGCAACAGGCCGGCGTCCGTGCCTCGTTCGATCCGGCCTATCACGTCACCGGCAGCTTTCCGAAGCTGACCCAAGACGCGATGAACAAGTCGATGATGGTCGGCTATCAGGAATTTCCACGCACCTGGCAAATCTGCTTCCGCCAGGGTCCGAGCGTGGCCGACTTCAAGACCATTCATCGCATGCGGATGGGCGGGATTCCGAACCTGCCCGATTGGCCCGACAACACGTCGCCTGAATCGGCTTCGCTGGCCGATGCAGAGGAGACGTACAAGGTCGAGCCCAAGAGCTTGAAAATCAGCTTTAGCTATCGGCTGTTGGTCAATGACGACATGTCGATGGTCTCGCGAATTCCGCAGATGTTTGGCGATGCGGCCAGCCGCACCGTGAACGCGGGAGCGTGGGCACAGATCACGTCGAATCCGACGATGACCGATAGCGTGGCCTTGTTCTCGGCTGTCTCGGGCGCTCGCAAGCGCAAGAACCTGACCACTGGCGCCGGGGCTCCGTCCGTCGCCACTCGTCAGACATTGACGAGCCTAATGCGGCTGATGCGTGGCGAGAATACGCCGGAAGCGAACGAAGGCCCGGACATCCTGAACCTGGAGCCGGCTTTCATCGTTGGCCCGACTGCTCTGGAAACCTCGATCAAGCAATTGGTTTTCAGCACGTTCGATCCAGCGGCTTCGCAGTTCCAGACCTACAACCCGGCCACCGCGTTGATTCCGGTTATTGAGCCTTTGCTCGACGTTGCCAGCGCAACGGCCTGGTATCTGTTCGCCAACACGGCACGGATCGACACGGTAGAAGTGACTTTCTTGCAAGGCCACGAGTCCCCGGTCGTTCGCAACTGGGCCGACCCCGACACGCTCTCGCAGAACGCGGCCGTGCTGCAAGCATTCGCAGCCAAGGCCATGAATCACCGCGGCATGCAGCGCCACGACGGCGCGTAGTCCTATTTTTTAATCAACCGCCGAGCAACCACAGCAGGCGCGTTCACCACCATCCGAAAAGGAAATTGAGCCATGACCGTCTCCCGTTACACAGTTACGAAGGTCGACAACTTCGACCGAGCACAATCGTATACAACCACTCCAGCCGGTGAATTCGGCTGGACCATTGCTGATACATCGACGGCCGGCACGCCGACCTATCTCAACTTGACCGAAGACGGCGGTGCCGTGAAGTTGGCGTCGGATGCACAGAACGAAGCGCAGAATGTCTGCCTTTATCAAAACGATGTGCTGCCGTTCGATTGGGCGAAAATCCAATTCGTTGAATGGACGCTCAAGATTCCCGTAACGGCGACGACCACCGAGACGTTCGTATGGGGCCTTGGCAACGCCCGCAATGATGTGATCGCGAGCATCACCGAGAAGTTTCTGTTCAAGGTCTTGGGCTCTGGCAGCTTGACGGCGGTTGTGATCGATACCAAGGATGGCACGACTGCCGTCACTGGCACGGCCACCGGTGCCACTCTCAGCACGACCTACAAGAAGTTCGGCATCGACTTCACCAATGGATTGTCGGACGTGCGGGCGTACGTCGATGGCTCGCGGGTTGCGAGCGGAACCACGTTTAATATGTCGGCGCTCACCGCCGGCAATAACTGCCAACTCATGGCACAAATTCAGAAAACGCCGGCGGCAGATCAGCCGACGATGCAAATTACCCGTGTGGCAATTCAATACACCGTTGCTGACGGTGCCTGATAATGCCACGAACCTCATTTAGTAATACCTGGTCCTGGATCGACGATTTCGTCGGGGCCGGAACCTTTGGTGCAGCCGGCGTCGGTGTGCCGTGGGCCATTGTCGACACTTCCGTCGGCGGCACGCCGACCTATGCGGCTGTAAACCCGTCAAGTTCTGGTGAGATTGCCGTCACGCTGGTCGCTACAAACGAAATC